ACGATGGTGAGGGTTTGATTCCTGGGTTGATTCAATAATTTTGATAGCCCTCCCCGAACACGTAAGCCGTGCCATAATCTGCGGGCCGATACCGAAAGTCCGCGATTGGCGAAAGCTTGGGGCCAAGGAGTTGACCAGGGCCGAGCGCAATATGAAGTTCGTGGAGCGGTATTGTGTGGCACCAGAAGGCAACCTACAGGGCCGGCCGGTTGTGCTCGACATCTTCCAGGAGGTTTTCTTCTATGCGGTCTATGACAATCCAGCCGGTACCAGCGAGGCATATTTGTCAATCGGTAGTTTGAACGCCAAGACGGCGACAATTGCCATGATCGTGCTTCTTCACACCGTCGGCCCAGAAGCGTTCAAAAACTCGGAAATAATGTCCGGGGCTCGGTCCAGGGATCAAGCCGGCCAGGTTTACAAATACGCCTCGAAGATGGTCATGGCGTCGGATGAGCTGTCGAAATACATCCGGATCATCCCTTCAGGGAAGAAACTCGTCGGACTGCCAATGAATGTGGTCTATGCCGCCAGCTCGGCCGAAGCAAAGACCGCGCACGGTGGCTCTCCAGTGGTCGCAATCCTTGATGAGTTGGGGCAGGTCAGGGGCAACCAGGACGATTACGTGGATGCCATCATCACCAGCCAGGGTGCCTATGATCATGCACTCAGGATTGGTATCAGCACCCAGGCCCCGAACGACGCCGACCTGCTATCCGTGATTTTGGACGACGCCAAATCAAGCCAGGATCCGCACATTGTCGCCCATCTCTACGCGGCAGATGACGATTGCGATTTGATGGATGAGAAACAGTGGCTGTTTGCCAATCCAGCGCTTGGTAATTTCCGGTCAGAGGTCGAATTCCGGAAATCAGCTGAGAAGGCGAAGCGGATGCCGTCTTACGAGAACACGTTTCGTAACCTCTACCTAAACCAACGGGTCGAGGTTACATCACCATTCGTCTCAAAATCAGTATGGCTGTCGTGCGGCGGCGAGGTTGCGGAAATTGACCCATTGTTGCCGGTATGGGGCGGGCTTGACCTTTCTCAGCGCACCGACCTTACCGCGCTGGTATTGGCGCAGAAACAGGCGGGAGTCTGGCATGTATGGGTATGGTTCTGGACTCCCGAGGTTGGCCTACGGGAGAGGTCAAAGAAGGACCGGTCCCCTTATGACCAGTGGGTGGCGGCCGGCAAGATCCGGACCACACCCGGCGCGACCGTAGACTACGAATACGTGGCTCCGGAAATACTGGAAATTACCAACGGCCTCAATGTGAAGGGTATTGCCTTTGATCGGTGGCGGATTGAGGATCTCAAGAAAGTATTGGCGAAACTGGAAGAGGATGTCCCAGAAGATGAGCGCCTGCCGCTGGTGATGCACGGCCAGGGTTTCAAGGATATGTCGCCAAGCATCGAGGCTCTTGAGGCTGAATTGCTCAACGCCCGAGTGGCTCACAACATGCACCCAGTTCTAACCATGTGCGCGAGCAACGCCCTGGTGGTATTTGATCCAACCAAGGCCAGGAAGTTCGAGAAAAAGAAGTCAACCGGCAGGATTGACGGACTTGTTGCACTGGCCATGGCTATTGGGATTGCGAGCCGGATGGAAGAACTGGACGATGAATCGAGTGTTTATGAAAGTCGCGGAATTTTAGCCCTCTGAGGTGAAAATGAAACTAATCGAGGTCCAAGTAGCAGCAAAGCGCCTTTCCGTTTCCGAGATGACAATCAGGCGGATGATTGTTGACCCTGACAGTCCGCTTGAGGCTGTCAGGGTTGGAAAAAAACTCATCCGGGTGACGGTCGAGTCTCTGGAAAAATGCATTGAACGGGTCTGCAAGACCACAGTTCAGTAAATTATTTCGCACCACCAGTATACTACCACACCACCAGCAACACCACCTATTGTATAGCCTCATCTTTTAGCGTATGGGTAAATAGACCATAATCCCGCTAAAAGATGAGGTTTTGTATTGAAATTCCTTCCCGACCTCCTCGCCATATCAGGACTGTGCCTCCTTGGGTACGGTCTTTTCCTCGTTAATCCCTGGATATCTTACACAGTTTGCGGATCAATCATGCTTGCCGGTGGCGTATTCCTCTCTACTCCGAGGGGTAAATGATGGGATTCCTATCCCGAGCCATAGAGCAACGGTCGACAATATCGCTGAAATCAGGCGACCCCGCCATCTCCGAGTATCTCGGTGGCCATGTCAACGCTTCAGGCCAGAATGTCACTCCAAATACCGCCCTCCGCACATCCGCCGTCTACTGTTGCGTTTCGGTCCTCTCTGAGACGCTGGCGTCATTCCCCTTGCAGACCAAGCGGATCAGGGATGATGGGGGTAAGGATTTAGTCCCTTCTCATAGATGCTCAAAACTCCTGCTTTATCGGCCGAATAGGTGGCAATCGTCGTTTGAATTCATCGAAATGATGGAGGGGCACAGGCTTTTACGGGGAAATGGCTATGCAAAGATAGTTTTTCATCCAGGCCGGGGGCTCAACGAACTGGTCCCGATGCACCCTGACTATGTTTTCCCCTTTGTTATTACTCCCGAGCAAAGCACCTACTATCTGAGCGACACAACCCCATGCCCACCCGCCGGTTCAACTCTTTATTATCATCACTTCCCACTGAACGGCAGCTCTGAGGTTTTAACGTCCGACGAAGTGCTGCACATCCGTGATTACACCATTAACGGGATTATCGGTATCGGCCGGATAAAGTGGGCGGCCTACCAGGCTGTAGGGCTGGCCATGGCGACCGAGGAACACGGCGCGAAACTGTTCAGCAATGGGGCACAGATCGGAAAGGTATTTAAGCACCCACAGAAGTTGAAAGAAGAGGCGTACAATCGGCTGAAGGGCCAACTGAACACAGGCGGCGAATATGCCGGATCGGCCAACGCCCATAAAACCCTGATTCTTGAAGAGGGAATGGACATTGCCAAGATCGGCATGACCGCCGAAGAATCACAATTCCTCGAAACAAGGAAATTCCAGATCGAGGACATTTTCCGCATCTACCATGTCCCGCTGATGCTCGGTGCCGCCGGCGACAAAGCGCCGACTTTCGCCAGTGCAGAGCAATTTATGACCCTTTTTCGCGTGAACACGATGTGGCCGAATGTTCGTCGGTGGGAGGGTGCGCTTGAACGTGACCTCCTGTATCCATCCGAAATCGGCGTCATTGATATCGACTTTGACATGGACGCCCTGATGCGGGGGGATGTAGCGGCCAGGGCGGTATATCTCAAGAACAGGTTCGACATGGCCTCAATAACCCCGGACGGCATCCGACTCTACGAGGGCGAGAACCCAACCGGCACCGAAGAGGGAAAACAGTATTACCTACAGTCGGGAATGATGCCGGTGAAAATGGCAGGACAGAAACCACCTGCACAAAAGGAAAAAACAGCATGAAACCGAATATAGAGGGCAAAGAGCGGAGGGGGCTATCATTCGAACTTCGAATGGATACCAAAGAGGACGGAACCCAGATGTTTCGCGGTCATGCGGCGGTGTTCGATTCTCCATCCGAACTTCTCGCCGGTTGCTTCCGTGAAATTATCAAGCCTGGCGCGTTTACTGAAGCCCTAAAGGTGTCCGATGTTCGCGCCTTATGGAACCACAACCCCGATCATGTTTTAGGCCGGACATCATCCGGAACCCTCCGCATGAAAGAGGATGAAACCGGGCTTTCTGTTGAAATAGACCTACCTGACACGACGGCTGGTCGTGACCTCCGCGTCTCCATGGAGCGGAAAGACGTAAAAGAGATGTCCTTTGCCTTCAAGGTCGCCGATGGTGGAGATATCTGGACTAGAGATGCCGACGATTCAGGTAACTGGACCAGGACCATAGGGAAATTCGAGCGAATCTATGATGCTTCCCCGGTGACGTATCCAGCCTACCCGGAAACAGATTGTGCCCTTCGATCCCTTGAAGGGGCGAAGGCGAAAGAAGTACCGAAGGTGAATGACAGTTATTTGCGGCGGCTCCGTCTGGACCTGGAGGCCGCGTTGTAGGGAGCCCACAGGCTCACAACAAAAGGACCGCCGTAAGGCAGGGCCGGAACACTTCCGCTTGGGCGGAAAGGAGCACAATATGAGTGCAAAGCTTAGAGAAATGCTTGAAAAGCGGAACCGGGCCGTGACCGAGGGCCGCGCCCTGGTTGACAAGGCAGAGGCAGAAAAACGAGAGCTTTCCGCCGAAGAAAAGGGGCAGTATGACGCACTTCTCAGTGAGGCCGTAACGCTCCGGGAGAATATCGACCGGGAAACCAGGCTTCAGGAAGAAGAGCGGGCGAATGCTGCCGCAAAGATCGGTGGCGAAGGATCGGCCGCACCTCCGACCCCGGACGCTGAGTTAAGGTCTGCCGCATTCCGCAACCTGCTCCGCACCGGCAATCTTTCCCCGGAGGAGCAGCGGGCGCTCGTGACCAGCAGTGACACCGGCGGCGGCTTCCTTAACGCTCCCCAAGAGTTCGTGCCGAAACTCATCTCTGCCGTGAAAAATCTGGTTTTCATGGAGCAGCTCGCCACCGGACATACCACGACCAATGTCAACGGCCTGGGATACCCGACCCTGGAAAACGATGTCGATGATTTTGCCATGATCACCGAGATCAAGACGGCACCGGAAGATACCGCCCTGTCGTTCGGCAAGCGGGAATTCAAACCCCATCCATCCAGCAAGCTGATCAAAATCAGTGACGCAATGCTTCGCGCCGACGGCATGAATCCGGAGGCCATTGTCATGGACCGGGCCGCATACAAGTATTCAGTCCTGAAAGAGAACAAATATCTGCTCGGATCCGGCAATCAGGAACCCCTTGGCGTGTTTGTCGCATCAGCAAAGGGCATCAACACCGACCGTGACGTTACCCTTGAGCAGTCAACCGACTTCGTGGCCGACGACATCGTCAACATCAAATACAGCCTGAAATCGCAATACATGCGAAAGGCTGTGTGGCTGTTCAATCGGACCGCAGTTGCCAAGCTCGCCAAGGTCAAAGACGGCGAGGGTCGGTGGCTCTTTGAGATGACCGACAAGGTCGGCGAGATGGACAATCTCAAGGGTTCTCCTCTCTACATGAGCGAGTATGTGCCGAACACCTTTACCGCCGGCCTTTACGTCGGCATGTTCGGTGACTTCTCCTGGTATTGGACCGTACAGTCGCTCTCTTTGCGAATTAAGCGCCTGAATGAGCTTTTCGCCAGAGAGCGCCAGGTTGGCTTCCTGTTCGACACCGAGTTTGACGGTATGCCGGTACTCTCCGAGGCGTTTGCCAGGATCAAAACCAAACCCTAATCGGTAGAACCTTCCCGCCCTGGTGATGAGCCAGGGCTCAAAAGTCAATAAAGGTGAAGATATGAATCTGTCAAAAAATGTGAAAGTGGATCAGGTGCTCGGCTATTTTGCTGCCGCACAGACCACCAGAAAAACCGATATCATCGACATGGCCGGATATGAAGGCCTCATGTTGATTTTCGAGTTTGGAACCCTGCTTGCCACTGGGACTATCGCCTGCGACATCAACGGCAATTCCACCAATGCAACCGGTGGCACCAAGCTTGCCGGAGGTGCAACCCATACCGTCACAGCCACCACTGCGGCACTTACCCATTCGGCCATTGTGGTCGACATCTATCAACCTGACCCGACCACATATCGGTATCTTGAGGGCATGATCACACTCGGGGTGGCAAATACCCTGATCCTTGGTGTTACCGCGATCAGGTACAACGGCAAGGTCAAGCCCGAACTTACCACCGGGTTACTGGCATCTTCCTTTGCGGCCAGCCCTGCAGCGGCGTAATCGGTGAAGGTTAAGCTGAAATCAATCATGGCCGGTCCCGACGGGCCGGCCATGCCCGGCCAGGAGATCACGGTTGATAATGAAACCGGGGTTTCCCTTATCAGGGGCGGCTATGCGGAACTGGTAGAACGCGGGCCGGCCCGCGTCGAAATGGCCGTGATTGAGCCTCAAGAAAACACTGACGCTCGCCCGAAAAAGGCGAAACCGAGAGGTAAAAAATGAGTTACAACACCAAAGTTTACAACGAGCAGGGCGGCGCAAAGAGGGTCGTTGCTGATGGCGGGACGATAGAGGTGCAGAACGGCGGCAAGATCGACGCTCAGTCCGGCTCAATCGTCACCGGGCTTGTCCTGAACAAACGCGTCAGGGCGACCACAGCCGAGGTCAACGCTGGCCTTTTAATCCTACCGCAGCTCGCCGGCTACAAATACCGGATAGTTGATCTGACGATGATAGCTATCGGCGGCGCGGCTCAAACCGCAACCTCTGTCGATATCGTCACGACCCAAGGTGGAAGCGCGGCAAGGCCGTTTGTCGTTGCCGTCGCCGCCTTGACACAATCGGCCATAGTCAAGCCGAACTCTGCAAACGTCACAGTGCTTGCCGATGGTGCGTCATTTGTCGCCAATGATGCAAATACCGGCGTGTATGTGTCGAAACAGGCGGCCGGCAGCAACCTGGCCACAGCGACCCATATCGACGTGATCTTGTCCTACATGGTCGAGGCCGCGTAATTGTCTGCCCTGTCTCAATATACGGCGCCGGCCGCCGAGCCCATCTCGCTCACCGAAGCGAAGCTGCATCTTGGCCTCGCCGTTGATGCTGCCGGTGCCGCTTTATATACCGTCAAGGATGAGATGCTGACCGGCTGGATCACGGCAGCTCGTCAGGTTGCGGAAACCGAGACATGGAAGGCCATGGTCCTGCAGATCTGGGATTTGTACCTTGACGCCTGGCCGGCCGACGGTGAGATCCAGTTACATCATCCGCCGCTACGGGCCGTGGAGTTCGTGAAATACCGAGACAGTGACGGCACGGTGAACACCTTCGCCGATACCGAGTATGAGGTCGACACGGATTCGACACCTGGCCGAATCGTGCTTGGATATGACAAATCCTGGCCGGATGCAACGCTTTCGCCGAAAAACCCGATCCATATCAGGTTCAAGGCCGGCTATCTGGTGCCATTAACGGCGACCGCGGCTACTGATACCTTGGCGGCCGCCAACCATCCATTTGCCGATGGCGACAAGGTCAGGCTGTCGGTGTCCGGCGGGGCATTACCTACCGGCCTGGCCGCTCTCACAGATTATTTCGTCCATGATGCTGTGGCCGGTGTCTCGCTGAAACTGGCGGCGACTTCCGGCGGCGCAGCAATCGATATCACCACGGCCGGGACCGGATCCATGTTTATCGGGGAAATTCCGCAGACCACGATTGCCGGTATGAAGCTGATAATCACCGACTTTCACGAGAACAGGGGCGATACCGTGCTTGAGCGAAACGTGATTCCGGCAAGGTTGCCCCGGGCGGCCTCTCATCTGTTCGCCATGGATTCGGCGCGGAGGTTCTGATGAGACCAGGTCAGAGAGATAAAATCATCACCATCCAGAGCAGAACCGAAACCACCGACACATACGGTGGCACAGTTCACACATGGGCAGATTTCGGACAGCCGATATGGGCAGCAGTTCTGCCATTGCGCGGCCGCGATCTGGTGGCGGCGCAGGCGGCGCAGAATGAAACGACGACACGATTCAACATCCGCTGGATTGCTGGACTTAATGCAACGATGCGGATTGTTTATGATAGCAAATATTACGACATCACGGCCCTGATCGATATCGGCGAGAAACACGTTGAATACGATATCATGGCCAAAACCGGGTTGAGTGAGGGTTAAATGGCCGCACCGATAGCAGCGCAAAAAAGCAGGCTTGTCAAAGAACTTACCGAACTGCTTGGCCTGCCGAAGAATTGCAAAGGTTTTACCCTTCGCGCCCACGCGAGCGAACTGGTTGTCGTGGACGTTGAGTACTACCCGGACGATCCACCAAAAGAGCTTGTTAAACGGAAATACCGCCTCATTGAGGTAGATGAGCCTGACCAAGAGGAAACCAAAGACTGATGCCAACCATCGAGGCCAGCATACAGACCCTTCTCGGGAATCTCTGTTCCGGCCGGTGTTACCCGGTAGTCAACACCATGCCGACGCTCGTCTCTCCGTACATCACTTTTCAGGTGATTGACGCGGTGCCGATGCTGGTATCAGCCAACAGCGCGAAACCGGAGAAAATGAGGCTGCAGGTCGATATCTGGGCAGCAACCTACGGGGCGGCGAAGACTCTTGCAGCCTCGGCAAAAACGGCAATCGACACGGCGACCTTTGCCGGGACCGCATTGATTGCAACCATGGATTTGTACGAAGAAGTCAGTAAGGAATACCGAGTAATGATCGAGTTTTATATCTGGCCAGCGTAGGCCAGCAAAATTTGGCACTGACCGTCGTGATGACTGGGCAGGGGCCAAGACTAATGTCGTGATGACATAAGGAGCACGAAAAATGGCTACTCCAATTGTATGGAAAAATGTTGCAGTCGCAATGCAGTCGGCAATCGCCGCCGCCAAGACTATCACTGGAATCACCAAGGCCAATCCTGGCGTAGTCTCTTCCGCCGACCATGGATACAGCAACGGAGATTATGTCTATCTTGATCTTCTCGGTATGTATCAGCTTGACGAGAAGGTTGTCAGGGTCGCCAATGTCGCGGCCGGTACTTTCGAGCTTGAGGGCGTCGATACGACCAACTTTGACACCTTTACCTCTGGCGGGGCTCAGAAATTGACCTTCGGAACCAGCATCACCACGGCCCTGACCGTCAACGGGTCCGGCGGCGAGTTCGATTTTGTGGACACGACCACGATTCACCAGAATACGAAATCCCAGATCCCCGGCCTGCCCTCGGCAATCTCGTATCAGTTCTCCCATATCTGGGACGCCGCCGACGCCGGACTCCTGGCAATGCAGGCCGCCTCCAATATCCAGGGGAAAAGAGCTTTCAAATTCACCTTTGGCGTGGGCGGGAAAATCCTGGCCTTTGCTGGATTCGTCGGATGCTCTCTTCTTCCCGGCGGCCAGGCCCAGGGGCTTGTCACGACTTCCTCGGTTATCACGATGGAAGGGACCCCGACCTATTACGCGAGCTGATCAATGTCGAAGGACATACTTATAGGAAGGCAAGTTTCGCGGGCAATCTGCGAGGCTCTGGATATTGATATCAATAAACATTCAGTTATTGATGTGACCATTGATATCGGCCATTCGCAGGTTGCCACAGTGTCAGTCAAGTACATTCTAAAAAGCGGTATTGTTAAAAAAATATCCGACATCATACAAGGAAAAACTGATGCTGAAACTAAACCCTGATCCACAGTTTACGGATGATGTCGAAATTACCGTCCCCGGACAGAAAGAACTTGGCACCATCTCGCTCACCTTCAAATACCGGGGCCGCAAGGAGTATTCCGAATTCCTCGACTGGCTCGGCGAGAAGGTGGACAAGAAAGGCAAGGTGACCGAAAAAGGGAAAACCGTGGCGGAGGCTTTCCCGGAATTTGTTACCGGATGGCAAGGGATGGACGTTGAATTCAACAAGGAAAACATTGAGGCTTTCCTCAACAACTATCCAGCGGCATACCTCGAAATCTTCAGCCAGTACTCGAGACTGCTTCTTGAGAGTCGAGCAAAAAACTGAGAGCTGCCGCCGTTGCGCTGATGGGCGGCGGCAGCGATATCGAAGAGACGGCCAACCGGACAGGGCTTCCTGTTGAATTGATCCAGGAGTCTGAAGGCTTCAGGGAATATGATGGCGTTTACCTGGACAATGTTATCCCGGTGTCAGTTTTTGCCGACATGCTCACCCAGTGGCGAGTAGGGATGAACGGCGCAACCGGCCTTGATTTTGGAGTCCTGCCGACCATCCCGGCAATCAGGCGGATCAAGGACGATGATGAATACGATGACGTTTTTGAGTGTCTACGGATCATGGAATCGGCGGCTTTAAAGGAGATGCGGAGCAATGCTGAACGCTGAAGTCATCGTCAATATCGAAGGGTTCGACACCGAAGTCGACGAGATCATCAACAACATCGACAGCAAGGACATTCTCCCCATCGCAACATCCGTGCGCGATAAGGCCAGAAACACAAGTGCTTTTATCGACCGCAAGGGCAAACTCCGCAAAAGCATCGGAATGCGGAAATCCAAATTCGAGGACGGTGGATACATCGTCTTCGCCAAAGACCCCAAAGCCCATCTTGTTGAATACGGTCACGTGAAATTCATTGCCGGCAAACCGACAGGTGAACGAGTCCCGGCACATTCTTTTTTACGGAAAGCCCTTGAAGAAACTATCGGCGAAATAGGTGACGGCGAATGAGAAAAATAACGGGCATCTATGTACCGATCAAGGGAGATTACACCCAGCTCCGCAAGGACATGCTGCAGGCGAAGCAGATTATCACCGAATCTGCCAAGGGCATGTCGGATGCGCTGAACAACGCCTTCGCACCGTCGAAAATCAAGGGTAGCATCAACAGTCTGGTTGCCAATCTCGGGACCCTTTCACGCTCGCAGAGCCTGGTAAAAGAAAGCTTCCAGAATATCGGCGTCGGCCTTGGGGGTCTGCAGCGAATCACCGGCCTTGCCAGTGGCGAGTTTGTCAAACTGCAGCAGCGGATGCTTGAGACCCAGGCCGCCAGCCAGCAGGAAAAAGCTCTCAAGTCAGTTGCGGTGGCTGCCGGACTGTCGAAAGTTGAGATTGCCGCCCTTGGCCAGCAGATGGGCGTGTCTGCTGCACAGGTTTACACGGTCACGACAGCCATCCATGGCGCCGCTGCTGCAATGTCCTCTCTCTCACTGGAAGCCAACGCCGGACTGTTCGCCGGGTTCAAGGGCCAGACCGCCGCATTTGCAAACGACCTGACCGCGCTTTCGAATAGCGGCAAGGTTGCCGGCGCTGCCATGGATTCGCTCGGGGTCGACATGAAGACCCTGCAGCGGCAAACCGGATTGACGGAAACCGAATTTGCCAGACTGCAAGGCAAACTCCTGCAGACCCAGGCCACTAAAGCGCAAGAAAGAGCACTCGCCAGCATCGCTAAGGCCGCCAACCTCACCGAGCAGGAAATGCGCCAACTTGGGGCGTCGATGAACGTATCCCAGGCGACCATAGACAAGACCGCCGCCGGGATGAACAATCTCGGCAAGTCCACTGAATTTTCGATGACGAAATTCAAGGACATGATCATCACGGTCGGAATTTATACTGCGGCGTTCACGGCGATATCAAAACTGATTGACGGCCTGAAAAGCGTCATCACCTACAACGCGCAGATCGAAATATCTCAACTCGGCATTGCCTCATCATTCCTTACGGCCGGCAAGTATGTCGACGTCTACACCGGCAAAGTATTGGACGGCGCGGCGGCATTCAAGGAGGCACAGTCCGATTCAAGAGATGTCCTTGAGGAATTGAAGGCCGCGAATCTTGCCACCATCGCGACCCTTGACCAGCTTGTCAGGGCATATCAAGAGACCCTGCCGGTTGCCATGCGGGCCGGCTTCGACAAGTCACAGGTGCAGCAGTTCACCACAGCCATGATTCAGGCTGCCGGCGCTATCGACGCATCCGGGGCCTTGATGCACCAACTCGGTGAGGAAACGCGCAGCATGCTGACCGGTGCCATCAATCCGCGAACAAGCCGAATTGCCACGGTCCTCGGAATCACCAACAAGGATGTGGCGGAATTCAAGGGCAACGCAAACGGCATGTTTAATTTCCTGATGGGCAAACTGTCTGCGTATCAGGTGGCCGGGGTCGAACTGCAGAGCACCTGGAAAGGCGTCATGTCGAACATGCTTGACGTTGCCCAGCAGGTAGCCGCCTTGATCGGTGAACCTCTCTTTGAAGCGTTCAAGCTTGAGCTGAAAGAGATCATCGATTCCATCGTTGTGATGGATGAAAAGACCAAACAGCTCAAATGGTCCGAGGATTTCCTTTCAGGTGTTACGTCGATCAAGGAAGGTGTCACGTCGATCATAGCGGAATTCTACCGGCTCAACATGCTGCTTGATAAAGTCGGCGGGACGATGACGACCATCGGCGCGGCCCTGACTTTCGGCGACATGGATTCCAAGTTCCGGGAGTGGAACGACCTTTTTAAAAAGAGATACGAAGAGGGCGACCGCAAGCTACAAGGGTTGGCAAACAGATCAATCGGCCTGAATACCGACGGCACCGGCAGGAGCGGCGGAACATCTGACAAGTTTGTGCGGAATCCGGCGGCACCTGACGAGGATGGCGGCCGAAGCCTGGCCAATGACATGAATGCCGCCAACAGCGCGAAGTTTGAATACCTCAAGGCGGCCGAAGAGCGCAAGCTCGCCATCATCAAAAACAGCCTCGACATGGAGCAGCAAGTCAACGAGACGGCCTACGCGCTCGGGATTGAATCTTATCAGAAATATGTCGACACCAGACAGAGCATTGCCGAGAAATCCCTCGAGGCCGACCTGAAGGCCAAGCAGAAGGAGCTTGCCGACGCGCAGGCTGCCGCCGCCAAGGTTGCGCCGGTCACCGACAAAGAAGGCAAGTCCAGGCCCGATAAAGACCTGAAGAACGAGTACGACGCACTCAAGCGGGTTGAGAACGCCACACGGGCAGTCGAAGAGGCACAGGGCAAACTGAACATTGCGCGGGAGAAAGGGTCCGCCGAAGCGATCACTACCAGCCGGGAAACCTTGCGAGCATACAAGGAAATCGAGATCCAACTCCTTGAATCCCAAGGCAAGACCCTTGAAGCGGCCCGCGAACAGGCATCACTCGACAACCAGAGCGTCGAACGGCTCAGAATGATGGCGGCCGCACGGGAAGGCGACATGGCGGCGCAGCAGGCGCTCTTTGCCCTTCAGAAACAGCAGGCCATCAATTACCGCGAACTGGAACTTGACAAGGCCAGATCGGCAGGCGAAGCGGCTTCTTCCCTCGCTGAACTGACCGGCGAATACGAAAAGCAGGCGGCGGCCGAAGCCAAGCTGCTCGACATTGAAATCGAGCTGGCGAAACTCAGGGGCGAGTCTCCAGAACACCTCGCATACCTTGATGCCCTGCGGCAGAGATATCAAGACATGACGACCGAGGCCGGGGCCTTTGCCGTAGCATGGAAGGACGCTACCAAAGATTGGGCCTCATCGACAAAACGCATGGCTGATCTCGCCAGTGATACCGCCAACGCCATGCACTCATCGTTTGAAGACCTGTTCTTCGACGCGCTGCAGGGCGACATGAAATCCTTCATGGACTATTTCAAGGGTTTCATGAATTCCCTTACCCGGGCGCTTGCCGACTTCTGGGCGAAGTGGTTGATCGGCAACATGACAAGCGGGGTCAGTTGGCTGAGGGCTGGGATGAGCGCCGGGGCAGGGGCCATGCATGGCGGCGGTGTTGTCGGTGTTGATCAGCCTGCATTCACTCGTGATGTTCCCCTGGCGAGCACATCCGGAATCCCCAAATTTCATAACGGTCTCAAGTCTGACGAATTCCTGAGCATCCTCAAGAAAGATGAAGCGGTGTTTACCCCCGGACAACTTGAAGCACTCAGTCAGCATATTGTAGGGCGGAAGGACAATGCACAGCAGAGCAGCGTAAACCAGTCAAATACCATCAACGTCCCGGTTGCGATCAATGGCGGCGAGATGTCGAAGAGGATATCGGTTGAATTGAAGCGGGAGATTGAAGACGCGGTTATCAGGGTGATCCGGGGGGCCGCATGAGCTACCTGCGGATGTCGCTCGGGAATTACACATTTTCCCGAAATCCGAACAAGGTGTCCAATCTTTTGACACCCGTCAGGACCACGGCCGATGTGCAGACCTACGGCGGAGTAGCCTTTTTCTCATGGGGCGCAATGCTGACCGGGAAAAAGATCACCCTCGACTGGACCCTGTGTGAGACCGCCCAATATGACGCCATGGAGACCATTTACCTCGCCGACACTCCGGTATTTTGGACGCCGCAAGACGGCGGCGGAAAGAAATACTCGGTTGAGGTTCTGGACTACGACGGCCAATTATTCATGTTCTTGGGGAAGTGGTGGCGGCAGAATGTATCCATGAAGCTCTTGATCCTTGACGAAGGAGTGGCGGTTTAATGGCCATCACGCTTACACCGGCACTCGCCGCCGCGCAGGACAGCATCACTGGCCGCCATCCCATCATTAAGATGTTGGCCACTCAGGCACAGGATTCCATTCCCTTCGATGGTGAATATTTCAACGGTTCATCGATCAAGGAAGAAAAGAACATCCTGATTCCTTCCGTATCGTCCGCCATGGTCGGGCTCTTTATCCGCAACGGCGTCAATATTGTCCAGGTCAGAACCGACGACAACCGCACATTCTGGACTGAATCCGTTTCGCCAGTCAATTACGGCACCATTCAGAATATCGCCGCCGCCGAACTGGTGGACGGCAATATCGGAATCGTCTACACAGTAGGCCGCGTTCTTCGCCGCACGGTCCTGGATGGTTCGAGCAATGTCGTTTCCGCCTCGGCCATCATTCAAACACTGGTATCCCCGGAAACGCCACTCGACCCGGCGGTTGTGCGGTTGGCGGATGGATCTTTCCTGTTGGCATACATCGTTTACAATTCAACGGCGGAAACGTACCAGATCAGGACAAGGACTTCCGCAGACTTCCTCACATGGTCGGCGGCGAGCAATGTGACCCTTTTGGGCCTGCTCAACACCAGGACCATCGCCAACCTCGCAATGATTCACACGACAGGCGGCGAGACCTTGCTGTTTTTCGATTACGTGGACTTCGAGAAGGATGAGGGCCTGACGACCATATCGAATGTCTACTACATCTTGTCGGCCGACAGCGGGGCAACGTGGGGCGCACCGGTACAGGTGACCACATATACCGAATGGGGAACGTCGTGCATCAATCCATTCATTGCGGAGCGCACCAACGGCGATTTAGCGCTTGCCTACACCGACGAGCGCAAGGTGCTGACTGCGAACAGTGAAACCTTGTTATGGCCGGTTGATTGTGAATACGACTCTTACGTTGATGCCTCAAGTCTGCACTTTAACCCTGCCACGCATCGCCTCTATGTATATCAGGTCCATTATTATTCAGGATACAGAATACTGTGCGGCATAGTTGTTATCGACACCGAGTCATGGGAAGTTGTCCAGTCGTATACCACACAGACCTCTCCTGGGTACAATGACATCTTCAAAAATGATCATGTTTGGGCGCAGAAAGATCGAGGAGATGGAGAGTATATTGTCTTTTCCACCGCTGGAAACACAAAGGTCCTTTGTGTTATCAATGATATCGAAGAGACGATAACCGAATACTCCTTCAGCTCCAACCCAGACCTTGAGATTACCTGTAACGTAGATGTCACCTGGCCATATTACAAGGCATCTTTTGATACCGAATACGCTGCAAATATTAAGGCCACGTGGGCCGACGCGACGGCAAAACGGGTCTATGTGTTACTGGCAAACGGCTATATATATTTCAGATCGACGGTCCTTGGGTATATCGACCTCACCGAGACGATTGATGCAGCCACCGGCAAATATCCCTTCCATGTGATTTTGTCGACAGCGGATCTGTTTACCGACGCGCAGGTTGACGGCATGGGACAGATGATAGTTGTCCCCGAGAGGAATTGCATCATCGTTTTGGCGAACTCTTCACTCCCAACATGGAGCAACAAACCGGGAAAAACAACGGTTATCGACATGTTGAGTGGCGAGATTTTAAAGGAATTTGCGGTATCTACCCACTCATCGTATCCTCATGGCGGGGTGCATCATGCCTGTTATTACGATGGCTGTCTGTACGGTTCATTTGACTATGTGACCATAGACGACCAGGAAAACCATCGAGGAATGGTAAAAATCAACCTCGACACCGAAGAGATCACATATTACCAGCCGTCATGGGCGACCGTTAACGAATACAATCTTATCCAAAAGGTGCCGACCGGTGATGGCAGGATATTGGTTGCCGTCGACGATTCTATCGGTGGTGTGGCGTCTTTCGATATCGAGAGCGGAGCATGGACACTTTACGATCAAAATTCAGTGCAAGGGTTCAGCGACGGTAATATTTATTCTGTGGCCTATGACGCCGAGAATGGAAGGATTATGACCGGTGCGGTTTTTGTCACGACCGGCGTCCAGGTGTTTGACGAGGACGGATCTTTCAATAAGGGGAAGCTCACAGAAGGCATTAATTCTGGCGGCTGGGTATGGGGTACGCCGGAAGACCTGACACTTGGCCGGGCAGAAACCAACCAAGCCGTCGCTGTCGACCAGGAAAACATCCTGTGGTCAACCTGGACCCGGCTTGACGGTACGGAATTAAGCGCGGTGTGGGACCGTGATGTGAAGGAAAAAACCTTGGCCGATTATCTCGTTGACGGCCAACCGGTGACGCTCGGATGGTCTGTGGATAAGACCGGGACGCTCTCTTTTGCCGTCAGCCATGGCCATCTCTTTGACCCGAATAACCGATATTCGACATGGTCTGAATTCCTGAAAAAAGGAAAGCAGATCGAGGTGTCCCTCGGGGAAAGAATCGGCGGCATTGATTACTGGCAGCCGCAAGGCAAGTACATCGTTGACGCACTACATATCGACTACGTGCGCGGCCAATACCCGACAATGAAGGTTGATTGCGTGAGCCCTGATTTCATCTGGGGCGATATCGAGATACCGGCAACGACGCGGTACGACACCAACGCGCCGGAGCAAATGACAACCTCACTGCTGATGGATCACGCCAACATCAACGCCGGGTCCATCGCCATCCCTGATTTCCCGAATTCCCACGAGATTCACCATCAGTGGGTCGATGTTGATTTCCAGGCCATTATCTCGGCGATTCTCGACCACTTTCAATGTGTGCCGTATTTCGACATGGACGGCATCTTCGCGCCGAAGGTCATTGACCTGGAACAATCTGTTTCTCATGCCTACGTAGGCTCTGAGATTATCCGCTTCACGCCTGACGACAATTATTCATCGTTCACGAACCGGGTCGTGGTGACCGGTGAAGGGTTGTATTTCCTGGAAGTCACTTACGCCGAAGAGCTGATGGAAACCATCATGGGGTCGTGCGGATGGTGGGACAACGACACGAAAGTTGTTCGGGTCAACTACAGCACCGACCTTGACCGGGTTTGCTACGACCCGCGCCTTGTGGTGCTGGCCTCTATCAAGGATTTCAAAATCCTCTGGTCCCGGTCTGGCGGCGACGAATACCTTTCCCTGGTCGACCCGAACAACCGATATTGCGAGATCACAATTATTCTACCGGGGATCATGGATGTGCTGATTGCCGCCATCGCCCTGCTGCTTATCGTCGGTGCCATCGCGATCAGCTGCACCCAGAGTTGCGGGCCGTATATCTTCGCACTGTCTGTCGTCTCTGCCGCCATCAATTACATCCTCGGGCAAGTAGCAAGCTACTCCTATGAGGTTTACGCCAAGCCGACCGGCGAGGAAAAACAGATCGTCTCGGCGCAGGTTGACGACACCGAATTTCAAGCCCTACTCGGCGGCCTGGTGGTTACCGAGACGTTCGATGACCCGTTCTGCTATACGACGCAGAGTTGCCGTGAGGTGGCGGAACACGAAATGGCCATCGTCCAGGCCCAACGCAGCCGGCTGTCATTCGAGAAAATTGCCCATCTGCAGGATGAAATCTGCGACCGGATACAGATCGAGCATCCATATTCCGGTGCCGTTATCGATGTATTTATCACCGACCTGCAGCGCACATATACCAAGCCTGACGGCAGCAGTACCGTGGGTGGCGTGATTGACACTATCACCGGGTGGCGGCTATGAGGTCGGCGCGGCGTAAATTCCTGGGGCGGGCCATTGATCGATCCTCAAAAAGCCGGGTCGAGTCAAGGGATGGTGTCCTGTGGGCCATTGACTCAGACAGTTCTTGCCGGGTGAAAATCCAGGGCAGCAACGAGCTGATAACCTGCCATTTTCCCAGAAACCAGAAGGCTCGACCGTCATGGCTGAGAATAGGCAATGCGGTCAGGATATCACATCGCGGCGGCGTCCGGGGGTATCTTGAGGTTTCCGGCCAGGGTCGGGCCATTCCTCAACCTGTTCTCGGCAGCGCCCTGCCGCCGGCCGGCACCACGGCAGACGGAATTATCGAGGGCATGGTTGTTTCCGCAACCGAGCCGCCATCTAACAGTGTCCTGATATCAGCGGGCCGATATCGGATCAACGGCACGATTTATAACTACCTGGGAGAAAATACCGGATACCCCCTGATGACCGCCGACTCGACAATAGTGATGGGATCGGTCCCGGTGATGGGACTTGGCGTGCCATCGTTTGAGCTTGCAGCGCCACCCGCCGAAGGATACTTCCGCTATGATCTGATTGTGATCGGCGCCGACCGGGTGACCGATTACATCACGGGGACACCTGCAACCAGCAATCCACCGATGCCGGGAGTGCCGGCGAATCATATCCTGCTCAACTTCATCCTTTGGGTCGGCGGCGAGGCCACGATCACAAGCGAGAGAATCGGTATTCTTTGGACGGTGCCAAGGGCCACTTCACTGACCACAACCTCTGATGCGGAATTTCCATGGAGCGAATCCGACGACACGCCAGAGACTGATATTTCAGTCCAGTTCCGGGACCAATACGGCAGGCTGATAAGTGCGCCATCAACCGGATGGAAAGTGACGTTCACGAAGATCATAGGCACCGGTCAGGTATATTCGGCAACGACCGGATATGACGCGGACGAAGCATCGAAAACCGTCCTTTCCGGTAGTTCAGCCTCATTCAAATACCAACGCGACCAACTTGCAACAGAGGTCCAGCCGTATTTCATGCTCACGGTTGAATCATCTCCTCCACTCCACGCTTTCGTGATGAACATGACACTACTTTACGCCTTGGGATAATATGGAAATCACACTCGAATTACTGGCAAAACAGATTGAAGAAATGGGGTTGAAACTTGACAAACTGATATCTTTTGTTGAAGCCATCGACGCCAACACAACGCCATGCGACGAGAAGAAAAAGGCCGCTGATGCAAGCATGAGCGCGGTAATTGCGATGCTCGATAAATCGCCGATCATGCAGAATCCACAGATTGCCGAAATGTTCAAACCGATGAAGGATATGTTGAAATGACGACAAATTATCATACTCCATACCAAGATGAGGTAACGCACTTCTCGGCGGCAGAGATGAACCCGCCACTCGCGAGCCTGGACTCGCAGATCACCGCGAATGTCTCGGCCATCAGCGGCAAGGCGGCCACGTCTCATACCCATGATGACAGGTATTTTACCGAGACCGAGCTGGCCGGGGCCACTACTGTCGGGGTGAGTATTGGGTACCAGTCAGGCGACAAACCGGCCGCCGCCGCCGAGATAAGCTGCATTCTGCCATCTGGTGTCACATTCCCGGCAAATCTCACCGGATCGGCCTATTTTGCCAATACCGGCCCGACCGCTGAGGCTGTGGTCAGTATCAGGAAAAACGGCACCCAGTTTGCCACAATGACGGTTGCTGCCGGCGGCACGACTTCGGCAACATGGGCGGGCACCGAAACCGCTTTTGCGGCCGGAGATAGGTTGTCTTTCGTTTTTCCCGCCCAAGATGCAACATGGGCTGGTGTTTCGATAATGGTCAAAGGGGTACGGTCATGAGTATTATTTGGTGCGGTGGTGAGGATATCGACTTCCCGAATGGTGGCGCGGTTACGATAAATACAGGAAGGCAAAGAGCGGCCTACGCAAGGTGCGGATTGGTATGTGCTGCGACGAACAAAACAAAAGCTTTTTCGCCAATAACGGCGGGGTGGCTACATTTTTATTGCTATTTCAACAGCTCGTCAACAAGCAAGACGCTGGCTGGGCTGGTTGACCTATCCAGCGGGAAAGGGGTATTTGTCAGAGTTTCAGCAACCACAGCCAAACTCGCTATTGCGACGTTCGACGGCAGTTCTTTTGCCCAACTAGCCGAAGAATCGGGAGCATCGTTTACGAGCGCCGGTTTGTTTGACCTGCAAATAACAAACTTCGGGGCAAGCTCAAATATAAAACTATATTTCAACGGCACCTTAAAAATTGACTTTACCGGGGACTCATCGATTTCCGGAATATCAGAACTGAACTCCGTGGCTATCGTTGGGAGTGCCGCTGTTGATTATTATTTATCTGAATTAATAGTGGCCGACGAAGATACAAGGCTGATGTCATTGAAAACCCTTGCTCCGAATGCTGACGGAGATGCCAGTGAGTGGACAAATGGTTACGCCAGCATTGACGAGGTTACAATTTCAGATGCCGATACCATCTACACCGACACGGCTGACCAGAGCTTTCAATGCAATCTCACCGGAATGCCTGCCGGGGATTTTATCTGCAAGGGTGTAAGGGTCGCGGTCAGGGCAACTGATGGAGTCGGCGGGATTGGCATTCAGATTGGGGTAAAGACCAATTCAACGGTTGACCTCGGAGCATCGATCACGCTCGGTGGTGTATGGGAAACTGACGAGAAACTGTATCAATTAAACCCGGTCACATCAAACCGATTCACGCCTGCTGAAATTGAGGCCCTGCAGATTGCCGTGAAATCGGTGGCGGTGTAGGGCGATGACCACCGAGATATCAAAAGCGGTTGGTTATTCAGTCCTGTCGCCGCCAGATGGGTCGAACATCTCAAAGGCTATTGCTTATGCGGTGCTTTCTACAGAGGTCACTGTCGGGATATCCAAGGCTGTTGCTTATGCGGTGCTGGCGCCAGAAGAGGCATCGGCGGGCGGCGGCAGACCATTTATCAACCTATTTTTCTGAGCTACGGTGAAGAAGGTAGGCACAGGGATCATCGTTGAAGCGGCGATGCGGGGCAAGAAAGCGGCGGTGGAGGCTGTCAACAAGGAGCGGGCCGACCGGGCAAAAAAAGCACTGAGAGCATGGATACCACCAGTCACCACGGATGGATTTAATGAAGACAAATTAGAGACTGATATACTGGGGCTGATGATTGATTTATTGCATTTTGCAGAGCAATCAAAAATGGAAATAAAACCGCTGATTGATTTGGCAGTAACAAATTTTGAGATGGAAACGGGAGGTTTTGTATGACAAAAACATTGATTGCAATAATGGCATTGTCGCTGGCCGGACTGGCCGGACTGGCTGGGTGCTCGGTGAATTACAGTCCTACCGAGATCACATTCTCTCAGACGGTCAGCGGCGAAGGAAAAGGCACGATGAAGACAGACGCCAAGGGGCTCACGACCGCCACAACGCCTACTCAGGATGCCAGCGGTTCAGCGGCGGCTGATGGTGGGCTTGCTTCTCTCGGTGGAATTAGAGATGCGGTTGGTAAGCTCGTGCCGGATATGTCGCAGAAGACCACGACTACGACCACAAAGACCGAGATCAAGGAAGAGGTTAAGCCGGCAGAACCTGCCGCACCAGTCGAGGAAATCGCCGAGCCGGAAGGCCTTGACGATATTCCAGCGCCGGCCGGCCAGATCGAGGAGATTGAATAATGCCGAAATGTCCAAACTGCGGTCACACTTTCATTGAGGGCTCGACCCCGCAACCGGATCCGGTCAAGGTCTTCCCGCACAAAATCACCTTCGAGAACGATTCCGACCAGGGCAACGGCGCAGCGGCAATCCTTTTCCGAACCCTGGCTGATGGGGCCGTCTCGTCGGTGATTGTCAATGGCGAGTTTGCCCGAAAAGGAATCCCGTACAAAGGTTGCCCGGTCTTTCTAATGAGCAAGCCCGGAACCGCATACTCCCGGCCACTCCGGATGATCATCACGACCGCAGATGGCCAGACCTACTATGCGACCGGGTCGTCCGGGGAAACACCGGCAGGGCCAGCGCCGGCCGGGCAGTACAAGAACTCTGCGACCTATGATAGTTACGGGGTCCGTAATAAAAGGCAGGCCTGGCGGATCAGCAAGCGCGGCGATTCCCTCGGGCCGGGGCCGGTGAGATTCACGTTCTCGAGCGGGAAAACATTCACGGTCAAAAGCACGGCGAAAAACTGCAGGGACCGTGAAGATACATGCAGCCGTGATAGCCGGTCACCGCTCTACGGGTTTGTTTTCAAGCCTGGCAATGGAAAACCGAACGGGGATGGTGACTCCGATATCGGAACATCTCATGGCGGCATCTACTTGCAGGCGCCGCATGGCGACAATAGCAAGACCGTCAAGATGGAATGGTGATGACGACCTGTAAAGAATGTGGACACCGATACCGTGGATCATATTGCCCGGTGTGTGGATATCCAAACGACGATTGCGAGGACTGAGGCTGACAATTCTGACCCTAGAGGGATCAAAATGGTCATACCGGAAAAGAAACTCAAAATGAGCAAAAAGGATGAAAACGGGCTACATCACATGCACTACGAGGAATGCAAAGGACCAGGGCCGTGTTTCTCTTTTGATCTCAACGGCCGCACTGATAAATGTTGTGGTCGGTTTCGCAAACTGCCAACAGGTGTGAAATTATGTCTTCCGAAATGATAATCCCCGAGCCGAGAATAGAAACCATCCGGGGCGAGATGCGCGTCCGGTTGATTGAGGATTGGCGAATCGTTCTGAAATGCGGACTGGTCCTGATCGTGCCGAAGGGGTTCGAGACCGATTTTGCGTCTGTGCCTCGCTGGCTGTGGCCGGTCATGTCGCCGATGGGCGACCTCAGATACGGCGGCATCATTCACGATTTTGGATATCAGCACGGCTATCTGTTGTCGCCATACAGCCCTGCCCAGGTTTACAACCTTGCCTCGTGCCATCTCCGGGCGAAACGGCCGGATGAATTTAACGAAAACATTCCGGTTTTTGCCGGCAAAGAACAGGCGTTTTTTGATTGGATGCTCAAGTACGTGACAATCTGCGCGACTGGCAAGGCGATCAAGGCCAATGCCGCATATCTCGCGTTACGGCTTTTTGGCTGGATAGTATGGCGGAAATACCGGAAGCGCGGGCCGTCCGCTTTTAACCGAAACTCTCTTGACCTTTCGGGGGTGTGATGAATCCAGAACAGGTTGAAAAGCTCCTGTCGACGCTTGACGCAATCGCCAAGGGCATCATCGCGCCGAACCAGTACACGATTACCGGGGCAGCCGATTGGCAGATCATCGTGACGCTCGGCGGGGCCCTTGGAACCATACTTATCGCAGTGATCGCGTTTATGTGGGTCGATCTCCGGTCGGTTGTGAAGGACAATCGGGGCGAATGGCGGGAAGCCCTCACAGCGTACAAAACAGAGCACAAAGAAGAGCACGATCACATCCGCGAGGCAATGCGAGAGTGCCAGGAAGATTGTTGCCCTCCGAGGCATAAAGCATAATCAGTGAGGTAAATTATGGCCGGAACAGTAGCAGTAGATATCTCAAGAGGATACATCGACAACACCCTCAACCCTGCCCGCGAATTCGTGCTGGATTTTGTTGCGGGCGCAGACGGCTCTTTCCCGGTCGGCAGCATCCCGGATAACGTCAGCGGCATCCTGACCGACGTAGGCATAATCTGGGGTAGCACGGGGCCAAACACCCTGAATATCTCGATTGCTGATGGGCATGGTAGGGTGATTTATGCGGCAACCGGGCTCACAGCTACGCAGGTTGCTGGCCTGCTGCTGTCGTCTATCCAATTCGGCAAGGGGTTGACCGTCACGCTGTCGAATTG